TTTATGCAATGTCATTAACTTTAGCAAAAAGCAGAAATCGTAAGTATTTATAAAACTATGATTCCTGCTTTTTGTTTTTTTATATGGGCATACTTATCCCCTTCTCTTTGTACTCGTATTTTCTAGATTAGTATGCTCTTTTATGAGTATTTGAATATTTCCCTGCTAACCGCCCTTTCGTTCTGGTATAATGCCGATCAGGACGAATAGGAACCAGATTCTTACTGATATCTTCATATATTTGCTGAAATAATATATTTTTCTTTTGATCATCCGTTTCAAGAAGTATATAAATCAGATCGTTTTTTAAGATTCCAATACTAACTGTCTGATTGATCATCATTTTATGTTTTCTGTTTGTTTCCTTCTGATCCAGTTCACGCTCTGCGTCTAATATGATATCTTCGACTAAATTGCTCAGATATATGGTGCTGTATATATCTTGTAATAACAGAATAGGTTTTGTACCTGTAAAATTTTCTAACTGCAATCGATTCTTTAGTGTTTCATACGCAGTCTCTATTCCCCACCTCATATGATATAATTCTTTTATTTCTTCTGTATGAAATTCCGTTTGTGAAAGATTTGTAGCTAAAACTTCCAGATTTCCATTTTCTAATAGGATTTTTACCATACGCAATGAAATTTCACCCAGTTCTTTCATACGTTCTCCATCCGGCGTCCCTTCGTAATGTCTGATTCTTGATTTATCAAGTTTTATTTTAACCAGCTGATCATTTTCTGTTAAACTGCTTTGCTCTTTTTTGTAATCACTGCTTTTTAAACGTACGATAAACTTAAGATCCTTATCCATCATATGTATAAACGCTGGCGTAGAAGGATAGCCTCTATCCATGATAATAATATAGGGAATGTTGCCTATTGTTTCCGGTATTCGTTCCATCTGTTTTTCGGCCAGGCGCATTTCATCAAATTTCACCTTATTACAGTCACTTTCCAGTATCATACGATTCATTACATCATAAATACAGCCTAATCCTATTTGTGCTTGGGGTTTTGTGTTTTTTCGGCTTGCAGAACCATACAGTTTCAGTGTTTCAGTAGTGGTAGGAATATTAATATCTGAGCCGTCAGCAGCTAATATTAAATGATTTTTGTAAGTTGAAAAGGTGGAATCTGCATAAAAGTTACGGTTATGATATTTATACAATTCCAAAAAAGCATCTGGATTAAGTTTCATACGCTGTTTCAGATATCCTGGTTTTGAAATAGACACACCAGGATGAGCAAGTTTCATATAATTTCTCAGTTCCAATGCCAACGTCAGCCCCTTTCTGTTTATCATTGTGAAAAGAAGATCCTGAAGAGGCATTTTTCGGATTCTGGTAAAATGATTTTTATTACCTAATCGGCAAAATGCCTTAAATTCATCAGAACTCATTTTTTCTATATCCATGAATGTACGTTTCTGAGAATGTTTCATGTATAATCACATCCTTTTTTTGAGCAGGTTCATGGCTTCTTTTTACAATATAAGCATATCAAAAAAAGCAGAAGATATCTAATCCTTTTAGGAATAAATATCTTCTGCTTTTAAGTTAATGACATTGAGTGTTTATGCGGGTTTGCGGGATTTTCAATTCTGAAAAAATATTACGAAAGTGTTAAAATGACTGAAATGGCACTTTTTATAGAAGTCTGAAATTCAGGAAATAATGATGTCAAAAGACATTTTTCCGGATTCCTTATCATATATGATCTGTTCCACAACACTTCTGATCAGGTTTCCCTTTTCTTCATAACCTACGTCTGGATTCTTCAGGACATCCGCAACAGAACGGATCTCTTTCAGGATTTCTTCTGTGTCAGGCTGCTCTGCCTGTTCTTCCTGTAATAGCTGTGAAAGGGCAGCAGTCAATTCTAACCGATCTGATACCAGACGGTCCTTATTATTCTTATATTCTTCCAGAGTATCTACGCCTGCCTCATAAGCCTCTTTGATTCTGCTTTCTCTCATGGTGAGCTTACTGATTTCTTTTTGTAACTGTTCGATCTGCAGTGAATGATCAGTCTTTTTCTTTTTACATACATATGTAAATTCTGCCCCATCTAAGATATGATCAAAATAACTTATCACAGCTTCTTCAGCCTTTTTGACCGATAAGGCAACAGAAGTCTTATGAAATCCCTTTGCGTACTTCCAGCACTGGAAATAAGGACACTTATTATTACCGGTGTAAGAAAGCGTGGCCCCGCAGACAGAGCACTTCAAAAGACCGGATAGCCAGTGCTTACAGGCAGAGACATTCCGTGCCTTGACCGGGCGTTTCCGGGAAGTGATCAGCTTCTGACGTTTTTCGTACCGTTCCCTGGAAAGACGTACCTCATGGTTTCCTTCAAATTCCACTCCGTTCCAGACAACAGTTCCGCAATAGAAGGGATTTCCAAGAATCCGGTCAACGCTGCGCCGTTCAAAGAGTTTTCCCCGTTTTGTCCGGTATCCGAGATCATTGCAACGCCTGGCAATAGCTGTTTCATCTAAGTTCTGATTATCATACAGGTCCATGATATAAGAGACAATGGCATATTCAGCTTCATTAATGATATAAGGTTTTCCATGTCCAACTGCAGTATAGCCAAGACAGGGAGATGTCTGATAGCCTTTTTGCAGGGCTTTTTCTTTCATGCCACGCAAGACCTCACCCGACAATCGAATGGAATAGTATTCATCCATCCATTCGATGATGCGCTCGATCAGGCTGCCAAAAGGTCCCTCGATCAATGGTTCAGATACACTGATCACGTCTACATTATCCTTCTTGAGCATACTCTTGTATACGATAGACTCTTCCTGGTTACGGGCGAAACGACTGAATTTCCATACCAGGATCACATCAATGGGGTGAGAGGGCTGCTTCGCCAGGGCAATCATCTTCTGAAACTCCGGGCGCTTCTGTGCATGCCGGCCGGAAACACTCTCAGTAAAGATAAAGTCTCCGGAAACAATCATGTCATTCTTCTGGGCATAATCCAGCAAAAGACGTTTCTGCGCATCAGGAGAAAGTTCTGTTTGGTCCTCTGTCGAGACGCGGATGTAAAGACATGCCACTTTACTGCTCATAAATATCACCTCGGTTTTATAAAATATGTAATTTTAAGTATAAAAATAACAGCCACACAAATGTTCTGATTGTGTAACTGCTCCGAAGATGATACAATATCTTTGCCAAAGTACGGAATCTCTTCGGAGATTCTTGAGCCGTCCCTGCTACCAACAGGGGCGGTTTTTATTATAATAATTCAGAGATCACAATTGATAAATCGGGATATATACATACTAGAATTTCATCATCAAAAGAGTATAATCCGGTACCCGATTCATTTTCAAAATCGTAAACGTTTACAATCCCCTTCATAGGATTAATGATCCAGTATTCCCTGACTCCGGACATACGGTATTTAAACAGCTTTATTCCGTAATCTTTACTCTGGGTAGCAGGAGAAACAACCTCAATTACCCAGTCAGGTGCACCATGACAACCTTTTTCATCTACTTTGTCCGGTGAGCAGACAACTGTTAAGTCTGGTTCGACATAGTTCTTGTTATCTTCATTCAGGAACACTGCAAATGGAGAAACATATGGTTTACAGGATCCGTTTTTACTTTTAATGTAATTGCGGATAGTAGCATACAGTTCACCGACGATTACCTGATGTCTGGTATTAGGCGGTGCCATCATATAGATCTGCCCATCAATCAGCTCTGCACGTTCGCCATCCGGAAGAGCGTAGATGTCATCTATTGTATAAATCCGTTCTTTGGGTAATGGCATAATGAAAACTCCTTTCGTTAATCCATTGATGTGATCACATATATACAAATGTTCGACTTGTGTAACTGCTCCGAAGATGATACAATATCTTTGCTAAAGTACTGGATCTCTTCGGAGATTCTTGATCCGTCCCTGTTACCAGCAGGGGCGGTTTTTATATGAATTTTTGTGTGATTAGCTGATTTAAACGTTCAAGCAAATCGTTTGGAAAACCCAAAACATCAAATATGCTTTGACCATTGAAATGTATGTCTTTATAAGGTGAAAGAATATTAAATAATTCGGATCTAAATCTGAATTATTAGATATTCTCAATTCAATCAATTTCTGGTGATTCCCCGTCATTCGAGGCATCTGTTCAAACGAGAATGTTTGGTTGCTGTTACCAGTAAGGGCACTTTTTGAAGACATTATTGAATGCAATGATAATTAAATAAACAGGGATTCTTCAAAAAATCTGCTTGTATAGGAATTAGGGCATCTTACCCATCCAGAAATATCAGCATCCTCAGCCCGGATATATATATAGGCACTGCCGCCAGAATATTTAATTTTATTTACAGTACATACTTCGTAAGCATCTGTTGTATAGATAATATTTCCGTTAGGGGCGTTCTTTATATTCAATGATTTTGCACATTTCCACATATTTTGTCCACCAAGAAGGGGATTGTATGATTTGGAATAAGTGACAGGATATGTAGTTTTGGAAAGCTTCAGAGAGCTTCCGGAAAGTTTATAAGTTATGGTATATTGAATAGAACCGACTCCTCCTGGCATTGACTGCATACGGATTTGAATGTAATTTGCACCAACTTTTTGAGTAAAACTATTATGGCGAGCATTGAAAGCACCTTTACGATGCGACATTAAATTGACAGCAGATACAAGTTTTCCAGATTTATAAGTCAATAATTTGTCGTAATCAATGTGATCATTATCAATGTCTTGGCATTTTAGCTTCAAAAAATGTTTATTTCCATTGAGAGTATAAAGATCTGCATTTACAAGATATATGTTTTGGGCGTTTAAACTAAAACTTTTTTTGCCATTCACCTCAATGTTCAGATAAGATTCCGACTTGAAATTTATTCGAATTTTATCAGCCTTGCCATCACCGGTGATGTCATATTTAGAGTATGCTACATTTGGCCGAATGGAAATGTTACTTTTTTGAGCTGCTTTAACAGTTAGCGGCATAGATATGGTGCTGATTGTAATTAGGGCAACTGTAAAATATTTTAATAATGTCTTTTTCATGTGAAAAACCTCCTGTATTCAAGAACTCATTCGCAGTTCTATGAGCTTTTGGTGATATCCAGTCATTCTAGACATCTGTTCAATAGTAAAATCTCTATATTCTTCCAATAGCGAATCTGGTAATAACAGCTCCGTTCTTTAATCTGCTGATGAAATCATATGTATCACCGCAAATGGTTCAAAATAAATAACATAATTATCAACAACAGCGTATACACCGTATTTAGAATGATAACACTGTATAGCCTCTTTTAAATATTCTTCCGTAGCGTTCAGATATTCAGCCATCTCATAAAGATTCCCACATCCTGCTTCATAAGCGCTGATCAGACCGGTAAGTCCAATCTTTAGATTATACCCATAAAGCCGAGCTCGATATTCCTGCTTTCGGCTTTCTACCTTATTCTGGTCTAAAATGTTTCCGGAGCTGGTGCGATAATGCCCGATTTCTTCGGCAAGCACACAGGATTTTTCTGCTTGTGTTTCTATATCCTTTCGGATTGCTATGCGACTGCCGCGGATCAGGCCATCATGTTCAGTAAGAGGTTGTTCTTTAACAAGTAACCCTTCTTGATCGGCAGCAGTCAGTAATTGTTCGTAATTCAATTGGGATCACCCCTTTAGCGATTAAAATAAAACGGTTCTCTCTAAGCTGTTTGCTTGTAGTCAACAACTGCAATTTCAGTCAGCATACCTTTAACTTTTTGAATAATTTCTTCAATTCGTTCAAGTGTTTCACCATTTAAGTATTCTTCCCCACATTGAGAACACTTTTCACAAGGAACATTCTTGATAATGATATAGCATCCCTGATAATCAGTCATGTAAGTTGTTGTAGAAGATTCAATATTACCTTTGCAGTAAAAACAAGTCATTATGCATTCTCCTTTCTGGTTTTGAAATCAGATTCCCATTTATCAAAACTGGGGAAATAAGCTGTTATAAGGAACAAATCCGATTCGTGATTTCCGATGACTACATGAAGATATTTATCTTCGATGTTCATTCCCAGAATCAAACAACTGGGGTAAGGATAATCATCTGGATATTGTTCGATGATTTCTCCATTCATAATACAGGCTATTACATCTTTTAAGAATATCCTACGCTGTTCCAGCCTTTTAGCTGCGTGGAGTGTAATACGAATGTTTTTAGGTATACATAGTTTACGCAATTCCAATATATCTAATGCCATGTCATTCCTCCCATTTTGAATCATCATTCATAATATCCAAATCATGCTGAACACCTTCGGGTGTTTGCTCAACATCCGTCCGGGTATGAGCTGCAAGAAGATCTTCTTCCATCTGCTGGGCGGAGAGAAGGTTCTTAGAGTAGGCGAGAACCTTTCTCTGGTTATGAGGAGACAACTGATTGCAGATTTCTATGATTTCCTTGCACTGAGCAGAGACGGAAGAGTTCTGAACAGATTCTGCTTTATAGGGAGTTCTTTCCATAGGAACGTCAAAACCCATAAGCCATGCTTCACTTACGTTCAATGCATTTCCTAGAATAAAAAGCTTTTCTTGGTTAGGCTCTGTTTTTCCAGAACAGTATTGACTTATATCTGACTTATTCATTTTTACATTATACTTTTGACAATATGGAACAGTCAAATTAAGAATATCAACCTGCCGAAGTCCGCGCATATTCATTATTGTTTTTAAACGAATTGCAGTGTTTTCTTTCTTCATAATGTTCTCCTTTTCGTAATTGAAATATAACACATATTATGCAAAAGTTCAATAATAAAAACCTAAAAGTTAAAAAAATTGAATTTTATGTTGACAGAAAATGGACGACGTGATATTACACAGATAATTCAAAAGCTTGAACCGGAAAGGAGGTATCAAGTTGGCATTCGATTATAACAAGCTACGAGGAAGAATCGTGGAGATTTTTAACACTCAGTCGAACTTCGCAAGTGCAATGGGATGGTCGGAGCGCATATTGTCACCAAAGATGAATGGAATGTGTTCATGGAAGCAGATAGATATTTGTAAAGCAATACAGTTGTTGAAACTTACTATTGAGGACATTCCGATCGTATGTACTCGGGTAGGTCACTACTCTGTACTTACAGGATAAGAGCATATGAGAGGAGAGTCAACGAAAGTCGTTCGACAAACTGCTTAAATTTGTATAAACAGTAACTCATACATATCATTTCCCATACCATAAAGAAGAGGTGAGGAAGATGTCAGAATTAAAACTGGTAACAAGAAATATCCGTATTAATGGAATTCAGCATAAAGCCAGTGATATGTCAGAAGAAGAAATCAAATGCCTGCTCATCCAGAGACAGGATATAATTCTTCTGAATATGAATTACGAAAGAAAAGCCGCCGGTTAAGGCGGAGAAAGGAGGAACATATTAAGGTTGCGAATCATAGAATAGAAGACCTGGAAAGAAAAGGAGAATGATTATGGAACAGATCACAAACTATGTAAAACCGGAACTCATCGTAGTAGCTATTGCCTTATATTTCGTAGGAATGGCACTCAAACAGGCACAGGCAGTAAAGGATAAGTACATCCCGCTTATCCTTGGCGGAATCAGCATTGCAATCTGCGCGATCTATGTGTTTGCCACCTGCACCTGCGGTACCGGACAGGATATTGCAATGGTAATT